TAAAGTAGGTGCTCAAACAGACACTACTACAGCTGGTAAATTTGACCTCGACACCGACTCTAACGGTCGTTGGATGGTTGAAAAGTTCAAAGGTCTGATGTTCCAGATCGAAAGAGAAGCCAACGAGATTGCCAAAGGCACTCGTCGGGGTAAAGGAAACATGATCATTTGTTCTTCTGATGTTGCTTCGGCGCTTCAGATGGCTGGTGTTCTTGATTACACTCCCGCTCTTAATTCTAACAACTTGCAGGTTGATGACACAGGCAACACTTTTGCTGGTGTTCTTAACGGCCGCATGAGAGTTTATATTGATCCCTATACCACAGGCAACTATATGACTGTTGGTTATAAAGGCTCGAGCAGCTTTGATGCTGGTCTCTTCTACTGCCCGTATGTGCCGCTACAGATGGTCCGTGCGGTTGGAGAAGACACCTTCCAGCCTAAGATCGGCTTCAAGACTCGTTACGGCGTAGTCGAGAATCCTTTTGCTAGAGGTACAACTGCTCTTGCTGCTACAGGTGCTCTTGGTGCAGACTCCAATGAGTACTACAGAAAGATCTTGATCAACAACATCATGTAATAATAATTACAAAAAAGCATGATGCAACTTGGGGGGGGTCTACGGACCCCCCCTTCTTTTTTAAGATAAATACCCTTATGCTGATTAAAGATATTGTTACTTTACAGATATACTATTGGATGCCGGACTATAATACTATTCTACAAGAGTTCGTTTGGCAAACAAAAGACATAGTTCCAGAGATCCCAAGAGTCCATAAATTTTTGAACTTTTGGCACTCAGAGATTGACGCTGTAATTGAGGAAGTGAATGTCAGCTTCACTAAGAAAACGGATTTTAGGAGTGCAGATATATGGCTACGGG